CCCCCCCGACGAACTTAACAAAGGTTCCAGACACAGGTAAGCTAGGTGTAGTGCCCGTGTACTCGTAATACTGAACGTACTCTCTGCTACCTGCTGTAAGGCTTTGGCTACTTCCAGAGGTATTGGTTGCATAAACAACAAGCACAGATGAGCCATCAGTACCGTTAGTAAGTGCAGGGTTTGTAGTTGCGCTACCGTTGCTAGAGAAGGCACTCTTGTTGCCTGTAAAGTCTAGTGCTTTTACTCTGTAGTGATAAGTGGTGTTGTTAGCTAGACCAATGTCACTAAAGGTAGTACCTGCCACACGACCAACAAGAGTTGTTGGGTTGCTGGAAGTACCACGGTAAACTTCGTACTGGAACAAGTCTTTAATTGCACTAGCGTCTGTGTTTGCAGTTGGAGCAACCCATTCAACAGTTGTAGCTGCATAGCCACCAGATACATTCAACCCTGACGGAGCATTAGGTACAGTCAAGTCGTCAACTGTAGCCGCTGCTGATGTAGAATACTTAAGGGCTGAACGGACACCTAGTGGACTTATTGACCTAACTCTGTAGTCATAAGACTTAGAGCTTTCAGCAGGGGCAAGTGTCCAAGAGGTCTCTTTTAATACAGTGGAATTATAGTTTGTATCAGTAGTTAGCTTCCACTCAAACTCAAAGAGTTCTGCTAGGCTTGGGTTAGCGACAGACCAGCTAAAGGTAATGGAGGGTACAGTTGTACCATCATCATTTACAAAGGCAGTTGCTGCTGAGGATAGGCTCTGTGGTTCTGCTGTAGCGAAAGGAGATGCCAGAGTTGTGTTGTCTCTTTCGTAAACAACACTGTCGGTCACTTCGTCATAGACAGACTCAGAGGTCTCACGTAGCGTCATTTGAACTTGTAGGTCAAGGTCATCCTGCAAGCCGAAGTTCCAAGCAACTACTTCAAACTCTTTGTTGGTCCAGCCAAAGCGAGAGTTAGTCAAGCGGATGTTATCCCCAACTTGAAGCTGGAGAGTACTTAGACCAAATGAACCGCTAACAGTAAGTTGCTGTCTGTTACGTTCCAGAGTAATTCTGGCAATACGACGAGCTTCAATTGAGTTGTCAGTAAACGTCAAGTCCACATCAGCTACTGACTCTTGACCGTTATCTACTGCTAGATATGGGTTAGCGTTAGATGCTGTATTCTCAGGAACCTGTGGGTAATCTGTTGTCTGCCAGTTGCTTTCTGAACCACGGAATGTACCCTTGACTGTGTTGAAGTTGCTTGCACGAGAGTGTCGTGTAGAAACGCTCAAAGAAGACCGTAGGTCATCCTCATCAAGATCAAGAACAGGTGCTGTCCAGTAAGCTGGCTTCATACGCCATTTACCCTGAGCATACCAAATGCTACCGTCCATAGAGGTCAGTAGGGCTTCAATCATCTCATATGGAGTAGAGTTTGTAGTGAAGGCACCATTACAGGTGTAACGTGTCGTACCAGCGTCTGTGTTAGTCTGGTCGCTTACATTAGCAGCAGAGGTAACTAGGGTGTCGTCAATGTTGGCAACAGCCTCAGAAATACCGTAGCTTGCAGTAAGGTAATCCCTTACGCACAATGCAGGGTTGTCTGACCATACTGTTGTTGATGTACGTGGGTCATAGACCTTCTTACCCTTAACTTCAGCCGTAAAGTCAGGAATACCATTAGGGAATACGTCAGCATCAAACTTCATGCGGATGTACATGTAAGCGATACCACTGAGCTTGTGTGCGTTAGTCCAGTGAGCAGATTCACTTACAAGAGTGGCGTCAGCAGATTGGGTAGGGGAACCCAAGTGAAACTTAATACGAACGTGGTCATTGTAACGAGTGGAAGTTGTCCCGTCAGGATCAACTACACTAGATATGTTACCATTTGCATCAATGTCCGCGTAGTTTACATAGGAGTCGTTGATGTAAATCTTATCAAAAGACTCAATCTCATGTCCAGCTACAGCAATGATGCGGTGAAGGGGGCTGTTGTTTGTACCTGTAGTTTCATCATAAATACGAGCGCCACCAACACGAACCTTACCGTAGATAACTTGGTGATCTAGTGCTGTACCAATAGCTGTGGTTTCATAACCACGATTAGCACCAACGGAAGGCTTAGGCATAAGCGCCCTTAGTGCAGCACCAAGAACGACCTTTGTTAGGATACTTAAGCCAATTGAAGCCCAGCCAGCAGCGGCACCCATAAAGGTAAATGCCCCAATACCACCCGCAGCAACAACGCCAATAATAGTTGCAATAACCATACTATAGTACCTTCTCGTATTTGGTTTCTACCTCGTTATATCCCATACGAGTAAGAAAGTTGCCAATAGGGTTCTTCTTAGATGAAGAAGCTAACACTCTATAGACCCCATCTTCTTTCATGCAGGTCTCTACAAACTTAAATAGTCTCTTGCCCACAGTAGACTTCCTGTAGTCCTTGTGGACATAAACAGCATCATAGACACCCATGAGGTCTCCCTTAGCTGTAAAAGGCATCATAACTATGACGACAAAGTAACCGATCAATAATCCATCTTTCCTAGCAGTAAAGAACTTAAGTTGTCCTTTGTCTTCTAGTTCAAAGTAAGCATCCCAGTGGATGTTCAAGGGTTCTGTCGGGTGGCCTGACTCTTCCCACTCTAATTCGGCAAGTGGGGTTATCTCTACTTCAGCTTGGCATAGAAACTCTTGTTGATAATTAACCATTAGTCCGCTTTCCTCCCCCAAGGCAATTTCCTGTCCTGTAGGTCTTCTATGAAATCCAACCCAAGGTCGTCAGGGTAGACTGACTTCTGATAACCAGAGGTAAACCGAGCTACTCTAGCTCTCTCAAGGTCGATCAGTTTGTTCTCAACCATAAGTTCAATCGTAGATGATTCAGCGTCTTCTACAATATTCATCTGGTCCATATAACCTGAGAACAGTTCGCTTGCACCTACTTGTCCAATTACACCAAAGTAGATGTTACAGACACGACCCTGATAAGGTTGAGTTAGGGCTAGACTTAGGCTTGTGCTTGGAACACCACTTAGAGTAAGAGTGGCACCCTTAACAGCCATCTCAGAGGTCTCTTCAATAGCAGATACGTTAAGCAGTTGACCAACCCCAAGGTAGTCCTCTCCATCAAGGGTAAGAGTACCCTGACCTGTCCAAGTTCTTACAGGGTTGTTGTCAAATAGCATCTCTACTGCAAAGTAAGGAAAGACTTCTGTTTGCTGTATTGCGTTAGTTATAGCTGGAGTTAAAGTTCTCGACATTCTGTATCCTTATTATGTAATAGCTTCGACAGCCTCAAAGGAGATGCCATATGTAGACGTATTGTCTATTGACCAAGATGTCAAGTTCGTTGACAACCTAAAGACCCCTTTAGGGGAACTAAAGTCTACGCTTGCAGAAGTGTAGCCAGTTCTTAAAGCTGGCCATATCTCTAGAGTACCATTTCCAGATTTGTCTACGAGAACTTGATGCAACTTAGAGTCAGCCCCTGTACCCAACTGGATGTAGTCTCCAGCCTTAAGTGTACCTGTCATCACAACGGTAGGGCTTTCGCTACCTACAGTGCCCGTGAGAGTGCAGGAGCTTACCGTACCTTGCGGTGTAACGTAATCAGGGTCTCCCAGTAGGAATGTACCACGTTGGCCCTTTAGAGCCACTAACATAGCCTTCCACTGAGCAGCCTTGTCACGGTGTACCGAAGGAATACTAACGGATGCCTCCCACCTCTGACCACCATGAGTGATAGTTTGTTGCTTGTAGGTGAAGGGGGACTGAGAGGTAGCTACAGCGTTTACAGCACGTAACTCAATACTCTCAATCCCGATAGACGTTGGTGTCGCTAGTGGATAAGTGATAGCCATTGATTATTCCTTTAACCGAAGACGGACTTCATTTGACCACCTCTGCGACGATCATTCATAATAGAGGCTTTGGTGTTAGCTGTTATGGTAGGTGTAGCTTGTTGTATAGTTTGAGTAACAAGACGCTTAGTGTCTTCAGACGTGTTAGCTGAGATGCTGTAGTTGTTAGTAACGTAAGTATCACCACCACCGCTACCTTCCATCTGTACACCTAGTTTACCATTAGCTCCACGCTTTAGTGGCATGATAGCCTCTGGTCCAGCTTCACCCATAACACCAAGTCCACCACCATGCTGGAACATTGTTGGTCCACCAACGACACCCCCATCAGCGTAGGCTTGAATACCTGAGCTACCAACAACATCCCCGTTAGCAGACCAGCTTGCTCCACCGAAGAGGCCACCACCGCCAAAGATCATCTGACGACCCGCAACCGCCTTCTGTACGACCATGACTTGTATTAGTTCTTTAATGATAGCAGCAGCCATAGACTTAAAGGCATCTTTGACTGACATAGTGCCATCAATCATTGCCATGAAACCAGTTTCCATAGCCTGAGTGATAGAGTTCTCTAAAGCTAATCTCTCAGCTTGAGCTTCTTCTATGACCGCTTGACGTTCTTTCTCAGCTTCAGTTAAGCGTAGAATATTCTCTAGCTCTTTCTCTTGTTGTGGAGTGATAACACCCGCATACTGGTTCTTTATGTTAAACAACTCAGTCTGTACTTGTCGTTCTTCATCAAAGACGCCTACAAGTTGCTTTTCAAGTGTAAGCTCTTGTTGCTTACCTTGTAGGTACTTAGCTAGTTTCTCTTGTGGAGATTCTTTAGTACCGCTAGTTTTTTTCTCTTTGGAAGGTCTAAATGAGCTAGTGAGGTCGTATTTATAGTCACCGCCACCCCCGAAGGCATCAAGACCCGTAGGTACATCAGCAAATTCACCACCTACACCACCTGTATTAAAGGTTGCAGCAGTCTCTAAGTTCCTCGCAAGATTAGCTGAGTTGATAACAGAGGTAGCTAACTTTAAGTTAAAAGTTTCTATCTCAAGGTTTAGTGCTGTTAGCTCATCTGTATGGTCCTCAGATAACCCAAGAAGGTCAATTTGTTTGTTCTCAGCCAAGACACGCTGGCGCATAGCTTCTTTTAGGTAAACTACAGAATCCTGACCGTTACGGTTCTCTATTTCTTGCAGTTTTAATATGTCGTACCTAATCGCAAACTCTTCTAACGCAAGACTGTGATCGTAACCTTCGCCCCCAAAGGCATCTAGCGGACCTTGCATAGCTATCTTAGCAACAAGAGTTTGGTAGGTTTGAAACTCTTTGTTAGCAAGGCTAAGCTCTTCTTGTGTTTTTCGTATCGCAGAGGATAAATAAACCTGAGATGCCGTTTGCGCAGCAGCTCCTCCACCATCTTTAAATTGCTTATTCAGCTCATCTAACTCTATCTGTAGTTTAGCAATATTCTCAATGAACTTCATTTCACCAGTAGTTGCAAACAAACGAGACTTCTTAAATTCAGCTTCGATGTCCTTCATCTCTTGCTTAACAGCTTGACCTAATTTCTTAGCTTCTTGTTTAGCTTTAAATAGAGGTGCGATAAACGCAGTAGCAATAGCTAAAGCTGCACCAGCTATAGCACCCTTAGCACCAAAGATACCAAGTAACTGAGCACCTTGTTGGCCAAGGGCAACCATGACGTTAGTGCCGCCTTGAACCTGCACTGCAAAGTCACCAATTTGGTAACCCGCTTGTTGCATCTGCATACCCATGCGATTGACGTTCTTGCCAGCAAAGGCATAACTCTGAGATGCAGCTAGAGCAGAGTCATCAGCAGTCCTTAGTTGATAAGCAAACTTACGGACTTCTGATGAAGCCTTGTTGTAGCTACCACCAAGTTTCTGCAACTCTCTAGCTTGTTTAGAAAGCTCTGCATTATAACGCTTGGCTGTAATATCACCTTTACGGTAAGCCTGTTCAATAGTAATCAGATTACGCTGAAACTTGAGTTGCTCTTTCTGAGCCTTAATCAAGTCTCTGTCGTCAACGCCAATTACAAACTTAATATCGTCAGCCATTTGCCACCCTCAAGTATTCTAAATCTAGTTTCCTAATAGCCTCAATTTCCCAAGGCAATATCGAAGTTTCCGTAAGTTCTTTCCAAGCCTTAATCTGCTCGTAGCTTATAGGCAGTGGGCCATTCATGCCCGAACCTCTGCTAGAGCTTAAACTAATAAAGGCAGACCAGACATGAGATATTAGCATGGGGAAGGGTGTCGGGGGTTCCAATGCTTCTACTCTACGTCCAGTCTGCCTCTCTACTTGTTCAAGATGTTCTCGTTCTGTAGTTCCGTTCTGATCTGGCTTATTGAGATTAAACTGGTGTTCAGCCCACTCAACTAACTCACAAATCAGACCTTCATAAAATCCAGCGAGTCAGATACCTCTTCCTCAATCTGGTTCTTGATCCAGAAAACTTCATCGTAAATGCTCTTAGCTTTAGCGACAGACAGCTTAGGCTTCTCTCCACCGAATGTAATATCCCAAGCCTTCGTAGCTTTAGATAGAACATCCAGCGTAGCCTCTTCAATGTCAGAGTAGTCAACCTCTTGGGACTTGCTCTTCTGTGCTTTCTTTAGTCGCTTGCTAATCTGCTCATGTTGTATTTTCTTGTACTCTTTAGAGTGCGGTGCAAGGACTGTAATAGTCATTGGTGTGCCATCATCATTCTTAAGAATATCACCTGTAGTTGGATGCTTGATCTCTACAACAATATCATCTAATTTCGGTGTCAGGTCTTTAAGGTCCATTTGGATTTCCTTTTCGGGGGAGTTATGTCGGGTGATTAAAGTGTGGAGACCCCGACCCGACTCAGAGCCTCCACGTACCTACGTAGGTATTAGTTTAGGTTGGGCGTGTGATCTGGAGGTTAGTCCCCATAGTAGAATCATACAGCGCAACAAATGACATAGTAATCATACGGCTGGTTGGTCCATCGACACCAACATCCGCAGAGTTAATCTTAACTTTAGGGAAGTCAAAGATGTAAGCATTAGCACCTGTTGGATCGTCTACAGATACTCGGATTGCTGTCTCTGTTTCATTCAAGAAGCGGTTAATCAAAGAAGCATCTTCGAAGTAAGCTGTCAGAGTGCCTTCAACTTCTGCACGACCATACTCAAGGGAAGGTGCGCTATCATCGCCAATGACGAATGTAGGTGCATAAGCGTTGTCTAGTGTGAAGTCTAGTGCAGTTACGATAGCTACAGCAGAAGGGGAGCCTACAGTACCGATTGAGATGTCACCAGAGTAAGCATCGAATGGTTGCGCACCAGAGGCAGCAGTCTGTGTCTTCTCAGTACCACTGATGGTCATGTCTTTGCCAACCATGCTGAAGGTAGTTGTTACCATCTGGTTAGGGGCAAGGGAAATAGCCATGCTGGAAACTGACATACCTGTGAACAAACGAGCTTGGTCGATGTCAGCAGCGAAGTCTTCAATAGAGAAGAACTTAGGGGCTACGCCAACTTTAAGGACGTTAGTAGCGAAGGTATTAAGCATAGCTGATTCAAGCAGTGAGTCATAGTCGCCATCACGAAGGTCAACTACAATGTCGCCAGCTACTTGACGGTTGCCTTGACGGTTAACCCGTGACATGCGGTCAGCTTGGATGTCTGTGCCAGCAAGAATATCTTTGGTTAAGTTCAACGAGTGAGTGCTGAATGGAAGGTTAGCGAAGCTGCCAGCAGGGGTTGTACCAAAGGTTGCTTCGGTTATGAATGATAGACTGGAACGTGATCCTTGTGAAAAGGCCATATTGTATTCTCCAATTAAGTGTTATAGATGTACCAGCCGATGTTTATTGGGACTGCGTACCAAGGGGTGTCAATACGACCTTGCTGTCTTTCAGCGTAGCGTATGCGAACGATGTATGTCTCTGCACCCACAACGATAGATAAGTCAGTAGTGGCTGCGAAGGCATTAGTTATTGTGTTGCAAGTAGTGTCAGCTAAGGAAGGGCCACTACCCTCTGGTGCGTTTACCATGACGTTAAATACGCCTTGATACAGAAGCTGCGGGTTTAATCCACGAGTAGCAGGTTGTGTTACCGTAGGAATGAATGTTGGCTTGACGAAGAGAGTGCCTGTAGTTGGACTAAAGGCTACGTTCTCGTAAGCTATGTCTGTGCCAGAAAGAGTAGTAGAAAGGTGTGTCTCTAAGGCAGCACGGATAGTGTTGTAGATGTCGTTAGCCATAGATACTCTCCAATTTAGCAAAGACGAAGTAACCAGAACCGTACCAATTTTCCCCGTACTCTACATCAGTTGCGTGGGGTGAACCGTTCCTGAGTTGAATGTTATCTAGGTCTTCAATGCTCTTGATACGGGATATGTCCTGCATTAGGTTTCCGTAACCTTCCTCTTGTTTACCCTCAAGGCTTTGCCCCTTTGGTAAGTTATCAGAGGATTTACCTCTTGGGCGACCAGCACCTATAGTGTAGGAGAATGATGTGACATAAGCGCCTGTATCAACTGGGGAGTAGTCTACAGCAGTTCTAGCGATGTCTTCTAGCCTACCCTTAACGCTGTCTACTGCAAGAGCATCTAAGTGCTTTAGCTTGTTGTAGAACGAAGAGTTAACAGTGATTGTACTCTTCATGTTATTATTCCTCCACGTCACATAAGTAACATACAGGCGATCCACTAGAGAATATCGTAACAACCCTACTGATCTTTACTGTGTCGCCACTGCCTAAGATAAGGTCATCTGGCTGAGGCTCAGGGGTAAACCCTAACGAGGGAATAACGCACTTACGTGAGCCACGAATAACTTCACTTGGGTTTAGGTTGGCGTAGTCATACATGTAGCCAGTGAAGACCGTATCAGTTGTAGCAGAGCCACCAACAGACCCTGTAGCAGGATTGTATGTACCGTCAGTTGTAACCTGACGTAGGGTAAGAGATTCACCAAAGTCACGTACTAAGTTAAGGAGATCATAGGAACGAAACGACATGACTTACTCCTTATTCGTATTCTGGTGTTTGATAGCTCGGAGGGTTCTTGAAACGATCTCTACGGAAGGAACCTTCGATACGGTTAGTGTCTGCTCTCACAGCCTCTATGCCGCTCTTAGTGATGCCTCCAGCCAGTACACCCACCGAAGCACCAGAAGTCTTTCCTTGGTACTCTAGGCTGTCTGCCAGTGTCCTATACTGAGAAGCTAAGTCTGAGTAATCCGCTTTAAGGGAACCGCTTAGTTCTGTATTAACCTTACGAGAGTACTTAGATGCGATAGCACGAGCAACCCAAGCTCCAGCGTAGTACACGTTATTACCATTCTCAGTAAGGGCGAAGGTAATCTCTTCGTTATCCTTTTGAGGGTCTAGGGTGTCAGTGTCACCAACTAAGAGGCGTACTGTGTTGAGACGACCAGAAGCCGTAGTGGTATTTAAGTCTGTGGGATCATAAGACCAACTCATAGTCGTCTCCGTTGTTGTTAACCGATAATTTTATCTCTAATAGCGTGGAAGTCTTGTGTCACCCAGTGGTTTGCATTAAGGAAGCGACGAATAAGACCACGTTGCTTATCATCAATCTTAGACTTCTTACACTTCTTAGCTTCAAACTCTGCATTACTTGATGTACGAGACTTAACTTCCGCATTAAGAAGATTAACTAAAGTCTCTAGTTCTTTTCCAGCTAGTTCAGACAGTCGGTCTCCAACTTTATTCTGAACCTCTAGTTCTGTGTTATGATAAAGATAACCAGTGGCGTAAAGTATAGCAACCTTATCTTGCTGCATACCTCGCTCTAACCAGTTAAAGTGATCTCCACGTTTCCAATTCTTATTGTCAGCCAACAAAGGTAGCTTAACGAATACAGGCCAATCGACCTGCCAACCCAAGTATGTGGGGTGCATAGGACTCTCCATTATATGAATATTGTTATGTTCTTTTATAATTGGGTGGAACCCCAAGACTAAGCTCAGGGTTCCCCTTTAGTTTAAGTATCTTAAGCTACAACAGCGGAGAAGAAGTAACCCAAGTCAGCACCGACGACTTTCATGTCGTATGCCATTTTAACTTGGATATGCTCTGCAACTTGCTGGCGCTTCAAAGCATCGTCAGAGAATGACTCTACTGTGATGCCCAAGTTGTTTACGTTTGGAATGTTGTTCCAAGCGAATGTCAAGCCAGCCGCTGGTGTCATAAGACCAGATGCGCGTGGTGTGTGTACCAACAGTGCGTTCTTACCACCGATGAAGGCGTTAGATTCTGCTAGACCTTCGACAGCACCGTTCTTGACAGCTTCCATGACGAAGAAGTTCTCTACGCCAAAGATTTCAGCCAACTTACCGTCTGTGATCAATGCAGGGTTGTTGATGGTAGAACCACCGTTCAAACGTGCAAGGATGTCAGGGTGGTTAACCAAGATGTCACGAACTTCTTTACCAACAACCATTGTGTTTGGCTTGAAGCCACCAGATGTCAACTGCATGGTACGGCTACCATTAGTTACGTCTGAGATTGGTGTTGAGTTTGTGTAGTCAGACCACAAGTTTCCTGGAGTTACGTCTGTAGTCCATACACCTGCGTTGAAGAATGTAGAAGCGAACTGCTCCTCACGCTCAATCAAGACACGGTTGATAAGTGTCTGTGCGCCTGCTGCACGGATTTCCAACATAGCATCTTCGTTAGCGATAGTCTGCTCATCGAAGTCCATGCCAATGCCGTAAACGTCAGCGTAGTAAGCAGAGTTAGACACTGCCATACCGATGCGGTTAACTTCTGTACGTGGCGCTAGTTTCTTAACGTCACCAGAGCGGTTCATGTTCGCACGGTCATAGATGTAATACTTGTCAGACTGACGCTGTACACCAACAACTGGGAATACTTTATCAGCAACAAAGTTTGTTTGCTCTTGTACATACGCCAGTGTCAAGTTTGACAACGGTTGGTCGATATGTACTGCGGATGGGGTCAATAGTGGCATTATAATTTCCTTTAAATGCTAGATTAGGCTGCTACGTTGCCGCCTTGGATCATTTCGATTTCGATGATTTGACCATCTACACCAGCTTCACGGGCATAACCAAGTACAACATCACCAGTGGCTGCAAGCAAAGCAGTGCCATCAGCACCAGTTTGTACTTGGGCACCAGCAGCAATCGTGCCACCAGCTTCTACCATTACTGAACCTGAGACACATACGGTCACAGCGTTACCAGCGGCTGCGCCAACAAGGCATACGCCCATAGCGTTTTCACCAGCAGAGTCGGCAAGATCAACTTGGCCATCAGCTTCTAGAGTTACGAATTTGAATTGTGCTGCGGATAGGTCTTCCCCAGCGATGAAGGTGCGGTTGTCGCGTGATTGCATAACAGCCATGATTATTCCCCTTTGTAGGATTTATTGATGAGTGTCTTGCCTTCGTCGGTCTTAGCTACAGCAGCATAGGCCTTGGCAAATTCACTCTTTTTCAGTTGGTTGTCGTCCATGTAGGACTTTACGAGAGCATCCAGTTTGTCAGCAGAATTAGCGAACTCGCCGTCTACGTCAGACTTACCAAATTCTTGCATGGAGGCTTCAAAAGCTGCATCAGCGGCCTTAAGAGCTTCCATAATTGCTTCATCCTCGGAGAACTTAGCTACGAGGGATTTAGCTACATCAGTTGCAAAGTGTGGGAGAGTATCACCAGCACGTTTAGTCAACTCAATGTCAGCCTTTTCGATTTCATGTTCACGCTTGGCTACATCAGCAGCTTCAAGTGCTTTAAGAACTGGGGCTGGGATGTCAGACTTAACTACCATCTCGCCTTCGACTTCCATCATCTCTACTTCAGCTTTCTTTTCGATAGCGTCAGCTTTGATAACGTAGCCAGCTTCGATAAGACCCTTACGTAGTGTCTCATTCTCAGCTTTAAGTGCAGCAACTTCAGCTTCTAGTGGGCTGACTTCTTCAGCTACTTCTTCAGCAGCCTTGTCAACTTCAGCTTCTTCAGCCACTTCTTCAGACTTTTCCATGTCCATGTCGAGAGCCTTCATAGCTTCTCCACGACCACATCCTTTGTCATCCATGTACGCCTTTACTTTGGCTTCCATTTCATCTGTCATTTTAATAAGTTCCTCTTCGGAAGTGTCACGCTTAAAGAGGGATACCATTGCCTGAGCATTGGCTGGGCGATCCACAAGGGAAAGCTCTGTAAGCTGTAACTTTTTTAAGAGATTGGGCAAGTTATATCTCCTCTTTGATAGCTTTTCCACCAATGGAAAATGCTGCTAATTCACCAGACTTGACCATAGCCCAGACATCATCATCGAATACTTTGTAAGCGACAACCCATCCTTCACGGTCAGACTGGATACCTAGAGAATCACCAATTTCTTTAGTGATTGGGAGGGAGTGAACTACTGTTCCTACCTGATCCCCAACGTGCATAGCCTTGCCGACCCGCACATGCTCCATAAATTCATTCACTGCTTTAACTAGAGTGTCAGCTTCGATCATGTCATCTTGACGATCTACTACTGGTTCACCCTTTTCAGTGATAACCGATGCCCAACCGTAAACCATACGCTGTTCTTCATCAGTCTTAAGTATTTTACCTTCAATGTTCTTTGTCATTTCACTCACCGATGTATTTGATTGCCACATACGACAGGACCAGTAACCAGCCGTTGTCTTATCGTTCTTAGTGTCGCAAGAGTGCCTAGATCGGAAATTGGCACGAGCTTTAGGATCATCACGGCGTATTTCCATGTTAGGATCACCGAAGGTAACTCGCTTAACTTTGTCGCCAGACTGTACAAAGACTTCAAACTTCTTGTTGCCACCTTTGATACGTCTAGGCTTGTTTAGGGACACCTTTTCACCCTGATACTCAGCCTTAGTGATCTCAGACTTAAGTATCTCTGCTACGATAGCCCTGAGAGCCTCTAAGCGGTCCACTGAAGAGGCTTCTTGCATCTCTGGTGACTTATCCCCCATAAAGGCTATATAAGCCTCGTGTGAGGCTGCTGGCATATAGACTGCTTGCCCATCATAATCATAGACGTGAGTTACACCATCAAGACCTAGCTCCATAGAGCGAACCCTAGCTTCAGCCTGAGTAGTAAATACGTCTGTTGCGTATTGTCCTTTAAGAATATTCAATGGTTTGGCCTCGCGTTGTCTACTAGGATTAAATCGAAGTTACATGATACTCGTGTGTTAGCACTCTCAACCTGATAAGCAATAATATCAATGTCAGTCTTCTCAGGAAATCGAAGGGGTACAGTGAAATCATAACGGTAGCTGCTCTCATACACTTCAGTTAAGTGCTTAATTCTGAAAGACCTGCTAAACTCTCTTGCGTACAACCTACACTGAGCGTCCTTACCCTTGTTCACAGAGAAGTCTAGGTTAAGGAGGTATCCAGTGAAACCTGCTGGAACTGTGTAGATTGCCATCAAGGTCTGAGCTAGAGTAGGATCAATCTGAGATACTACAACCCCTGTACCACTCACAGTTCTAGCTGTAACAGTACCTGCGTTAGT